TTCGGACCACCTGTTGTTCGACCAGAGTATTTTGGTTGGCAAACTTGTTTGGCTAATCTGGCAAATCCTGCACTTCCATATGATCCCAATTTGCTTTCATTAGCAATAAGGGATTATAAGGATGATATGCTTGATATTTTTGCTAGAGATATGTGGAAGATTTCAAGACCGTTGACTGACAAGGAGAACTTGTGTGGCATACCTGGAAAGAAATTTATGGATGCTATAAAGTTAAATACATCAATAGGCTATCCATTGAGTGGAGATAAAAGGCGATTTGTTACAGAGCTTGATCCAACAGAGGATGAGCCAAACAATAGAGAATTTGATCCCTTGATAATGGAGGAAATCCAGCGTTGTGAGGATTGTTATCGTCGTGGTGAGCGAGCCTACACAATTGCGAAAGCATGTAAGAAAGATGAGATCTTGTCAAAACCAAAATGTCGTATTTTCTATGGAAATGCGATTGCACTCACTTGGCTAATTCGCAAATATTACTTGCCGATCTTGAGGGTCATGCAAATGAATCCTTTGAAATCGGAATGTGCTGTTGGTGTTAATAGCCATGGCCCTGAGTGGGACGAGTTGCATAATCACATTCTCCATTTTGGAGAAGAGCGAATTATTGGTGGAGATTATGGTAAATATGATCAGAAACTCCCTTCACAGTTAATTTTTGCAGCCTTACGCATTATGATAGATTTCGCACGTGAGTGTGATTATTCTGATGAAGATTTGCGTATTATGGAAGCTATGACTGGTGATATTGTGTTTGCTGTGATTGCATACAATGGTGATTTGATAGGTCTTACTGAGGGTACACATATCAGTGGCAACTCTTTGACAGTTTGTATAAATGGCATCTGTGGGAGCTTGAACCTACGGTGTTATTTTTATTCAGAGTATCCAACTGAAGATTTTGAAACTCGGAAGAAATTTCGAGAGTTTGTTTCTTTGATGACGTACGGTGATGATAACATTGGTTCTGTGAGTCCTGAGATTGATCGTTTCACGATAAAGGGGGCGTCAAAGTTCTTAGAATCTTTTGGACAGACCTACACTATGCCTGATAAGGAGAGTGAGTTACTTGATTTCCTCCCTATGGAAGATTTCGAATTTCTTAAGAGGAAGAGTGTGTATCACCACTGTTTGGGACGTCATGTTGGTGCTTTGATAGACAAGTCTTGTTTCAAAATGTTACATTGCTATGTGCGTGGAAAAGACGCACCGCTTACGGAAGACCATGCTTGTGCATTGAATGTTGACACTGCTTTGCGGGAATGGTTCAATCATGGAAAGGATGTATTTGAGGAAAGGCGCGAACAGATGAAGGAAGTTGCGTCATTGGCAGGTATCACACACTTATGCGCTGAACTTGATTTAACGTATGAAGATCGTGTGAGTGCCTGGAAGGACAAATATGAGCGAGGGGCTTATGTTATGTTCAATGAACCTGACGGGTTCACTGTATAATTTTGTTAATCATTTTTGTTGTAAATTATTGTACATAAAGGCCATCACTAACCTTTGAAATAGTGAGACCAGTTAGAATTCTGGTTCTGGGAGAGAGCAAAAATTTATGCATTGTATTGGATACCATATGGGTTGACCCACTGTCATTCAGGTAATGGAAATACACCTGATACCCTAAAGGCTTGCAATGTAAGGTTTAGCCGTATTTACGGAGAGTTTGCCGCTCAACAACGTTTCCTCACTCCCCGGGATGAGTCGCCTTGGGATTTTAGTGATTGTGACTTACTAAAAATACAAAACAAAACAAAAACCTAGAGACTGGTCGTGGGAACCATGCTTATAGGAGACTTCAAAAATTCCCACAATACTCGCGTGCTGCGCGAGAGGCAATTACAGACGATTGTGATGAAAGTCTGGTGCCTGAAGCAGTGTGTCAAGGGTGTAGGCGTAAGATACAACGTTGTTCGTGTATCACGCCTGAACATTGTGAGCAACTTGTGGCCGCTCTAGAAGATCTGAAGAAATTCGATAATCAGAGTGGTACTACAAGTGATGCTAACATTAGAACCGTTCCGCGTCGAGCAGATTATGAGAATGTAACGTTCTCAGAACAGCAAGATCCGTATATTTACGATGTTGAGTCGTATATGGATCCTACTCGTTCTTTGCAAGATTCGGACGATGCTACCCTTAACAATTTCTTTTCGCGTCCTATTAAAATTCATGAGGAAGAATGGGGTACAGGAACTTCTTTAGGTTTCGATATTGATCCTTGGTCCTTGTATTTGGACAACCCGCGAGTTTCTAATAGGTTAGCGAATTACAATCTTCTAAAATGTAATTTGAAGGTAAAAGTAGTTATCAATGGAAATGGTTTTCAATATGGCAGAGCCATTTGTGCCTATTTGCCGTTTGATGAGTTGGACTTTTTGTCCACTAATGCTGCTTTAGTTTCAGCCGATTTGGTTGGAACTTCTCAATTACCTCATATTTTTCTAGATCCCACCACATCCATGGGTGGAGAGATGAAATTGCCCATGTTTTGGATTGGCAATTATCTGTCCATCCCTTTGGCTGATTGGGATCAATTAGGAAGGTTGTATTTTCGATCTATCAATGATTTGAAACATGCTAATGGTGCTTCTGACGTTGTCACTATTAGTGTGTTTGCTTGGGCCGAGGATGTCAATATGTCTGTGTTGACATCAACTGAGCCTGCGACTCTTTCACCCCAAGCAGGTGAAGAGATCATTGGTTTCGAACCCCAGTCGGGTGAGATCGAACAAGCTAATAAGGAAGGAATTGTTAGTGGTCCTGCTACGGCAGTATCTAAGTGGGCGAGTTTTCTCACTAAGGTACCGTATATAGGACCTTTTGCAAAAGCCACTGAAATTGGCGGCGGTGCAGTTGCATCCATAGCCAAAATGTTTGGGTATTGCAGACCTCCTGTTACACGGAATCCTGAGCCATATAGGCCTACGCCTATGAGCTCTTTGGCATTGACCAATGTGCCTGACACAGCACAGAAGATGACCGTAGATGATAAACAGGAGTTAACTATTGATCCACGTATTGCGGGTTTAGGTGGCATAGATCCATTGAATATTCGTGAGATAGCGAAGAGAGAATCGTATCTTACTAAGTTCACTTGGGCTATTGGCACCACACCTGAAACACTACTTTGGAATGCTAGAGTTGATCCAGTCCAATGGGCTGAATCTGGCTCCACAGCTTTTCACTTCCCTGCGTGTGCTTTCGCAGCGTTACCTTTTCAGTATTGGACGGGCACGATGAAATTTCGGTTTCAAATCGTTGCCTCTACTTTTCATAAAGGTCGGATTAAAGTAGTTTATGATCCACAATATTTGGCTTCCAATGAATACAACACCAATTATTTACGTATTATCGATATTGCTGAAGAGCAAGATTTTACTATTGATATTGGTGTTGGTCAGGATTATACCCTATTGGAGCATCATTACCCAGGTATTGAACCTGTGAGTGATATGTATAGCACTACAGCTTTTACTTCAAAACAGGCAGGGAATGGCGTGATTGGCGTTTACATTGTGAACGAACTTACCACACCAAATTCCACTGCTAATAATGATATTGAAGTGAATGTTTATGTGTCAATGGGGGATGATTTTGAGGTGTTTGTTCCTGAAGACCATTTCCAGAAGTTTGTCTTCGCTCCCCAGTCTGGAGAGGAGATTTTAGGTTTTGAACCACAATCTGGTATGGAGGAACCAATTACCCCTGACAGCCAAAATACAACCGAACCCAGCGCTCCGCAGCAGGAGATGTCTGAGACGGTTGGTATGGGAGATACTCAAGATCCATTGATAAACCATGTGTTTACAGGAGAAGCAGTATCATCATTTCGAGCTTTACTAAAACGTTACAATTTGTTTACGTGTCTTCCTTGTTTGGATAACGCGGATACAGTGCGTTTTGGTCGTATGCCGAATTTCCCATATTTACGTGGTAATGTTACAAATGCAGTTGATCAAGCAGCTGGTCCAGTCCCTTACAATTTTTGTAATACTGTACTGTTGCATTGGGTTAGAAATGCATTTTCAGGCTGGCGTGGTTCCATTAGGTACAAGTTGATACCTCGTGGACGTAGTGCCAGATCTGACTTGATCGATGTTCAGAGAGCTCCTTACAAAGCAGGAGCTCCCATATATTCTGCAACCACAACCACAGTGCCTGTGTACGCGACTTATAGTCAAGCACGGCAAGGTTTGGTTATGGCGACGGACGTTGCTGGTGAACCTTCATCCAACGTTCCTTTTGCAGGACATAATGGTCAAGTCATTACCATTGGATCTATTAACAATGCGTTAGAGTTCGAGACACCCTACTATTCCTTCCAGCGATTTGAAGGTGGGAAACCCCAGTCATACACTGGAGGAATGGTGAATCAGGGACAAGCGTGGGATTATCGGGTTGAATTTCATTCCGATTCTAGCGCTATCTTGGACCTACATGTTGCAGCTGGTGAAGATTTTCAAGTATATTTCTTCACGGGTTTACCTCGTATGTATTACGAGGCTAATCCACCAGCCGCAGCCTAGATCAATAGATATTTGGAGACAAAACTCCTAAGTAATTAAATGTAGCTTTTAAAAGATGTGCTAAAAGTCAAAAACATCTTACCATACTGTGGCCGTATGGGTGTGCTGAAAAGCATGAATGGCCGCGCCGAATGAGTTAGTACTCTGGAATTTTTCCTGGCGCGTCCAGGTTTTCAAAGGGTCACTAGTTTAATAGCGC